TGGATCAAACTCTACTGATATTTCAAAATAATTTCTTATTAGCCAATTAGTTAGTTTTTTCATAGGCCTTTTCTTGGGCCTCCTTCTTGGGCCTTTTTTAGCATCTTAGCATCTTAGCCCTAATAATATATATATTAATTTTCCAGATAATTTTCCAGAAATTCTAGGGATTTGGCCTCCAGCTCTAGGAGCTGCCAACGAAAAAAAACGAAAAAAAATGGAAGAATCACCCTCTTCATACTTGGGTAATTCTTCCTTAGAATATTTTTCCAAAAAGGGGCATCTCTTACACCCCCTTTTTATTCCATTTATCATACATATTTTTACCATTCATCAGATGCAGTTAATACCAATACTTTATTTTCCATATCTAATTTTACTGGTTCAAAAAACAAGTGGCCCAGCATAATATCAGTAATTCCAGCCGTGCTAAAGTCTTGGCCCTTTTTGGCCCAGCACTTTATTTCCATTTCTTGTATTTGGTTTAATCTGTAAGAGCTTATTTCATCCTCATTAGAAACTTGGATATTCCATCCAAGTTCCCTACTAACTATAATTTCCTTGAATTTCCTTCTGCTATACATTATTTATTTTCTCCTTATTCCCATTGCAACTATTGGGATTGCTTAAACAACCATTTAAACATTTTCCCCTTAATACACAATGATAGCAGCATCTATTATCCTTATATTTACAACATTCAAACTTACATATATTTAGCATTTTTCCCATCCTAATAATACCTACCTATTTTTATATTTATATTGCTTTCATTCTCATAATGCTTTTTAACGGCCCTATATACTTCATTGGCTATTATTTTACAATCTGCTTTGTTAGGGCTTGAATATAATATGTATGATTTATAGTTAGTAGTTCTATACTTTAATATTTTTGACATAGTGCCATCCTCATAATATACCCCAGCAGTAAATTGGTATATTTTCCTATCAAGTGGGTGTACATCTACATCAAAACAAATCCTTTCTTTGTTCTCTTTTTCATCCAGTTTTTCTATTAACTCTTTTGTTATTTTCTCTACATTTATTTCCATTTGTGTTCCCCCTTAAAATATTTCTAGTTCCCATAAAAAGTCATTTTCATCTAATAATTCCCAGTTCATATTTTCGCAGTATTCTCTACAATCTTCATAAGTTCCAGTAAATACAAGTTGTGATGTACCTTGGCTTAATGCCATAACTTGGTATGATTCTAAGTTTTCCATTTTATTTCCTCCTTGGTTTTATTTATCATCTTCTCTACATTTATTATTATACTACATAATTAATTATTAAACAAGTACATTTATTATATTCTTTGTATGTAATTTATACCAATAAATCAATTAAAAAATGGTAAAAAAAAGAAGGGGAATATCCCCTAGTTAAAATCTTCCAAGCATCCATAACTTGTAAAATAATAATTTCCATTATACATTAAATCCCTACCAAATTTTTCATAGTCAATATACCCTTGTAAAAAACTTGGTATTTCATAGATTCCACTTTCTTCTATGTAATAATATCCCAAATCTTCTTCATCATTTATTTCTGTCATTAATTGGCAGTTCTCATATTTTTCTAGGGCCTCATCTAAATAGTAATTACCAGTTTCAACCATAGCTTTTACTACATCAAATTCCCAATCACTTAGTTCAGCTAACTTTTCAGCCATTTCATTTAATTTCTCTATACTACTATATTCATCTATTCTCATATCTAAGTCAGTTTCGTAGTCGTGTATAGCGTATTCTTCGTATATAATATCATCCTCTACTAATCCATGAACATATTCGCCATATTCGTTTATATATCCTAATTTAGCTTTTATAAAACAATTTTCCATTTGTTCTTCTGTTGCTGGTAAAGTTACCCAACTACCTACTAATTCACCTTCACCATATTTTCCTAAATTTGCTACATAAATTTTAATCATAATCTCTTCTCCTTTGTTTTCCATTTATTTTTTTATTTTGTTTTCGTAGCACCCTTGCTACATTTATTATTATATACGATAATTAATTATCATGCAAGTATATTTTTGAATTTATTTTAAAGAAATATATTCCAGTTTGTATCATATAAATTAGTGTACCGTTAATTCATTTTGTAACCTCACATATATATTATTTTTTCCTCTTTAGGTACTAGGGCCACCGATAGCCCCTAGTGCCTTTTAAATTGGCTCTAAATTGATTTGCCCCCTATAGTATGATAGTTTATACATTAGCTATTTTAAATTGATTATAAGGCCGTTTAAATGCTTTACAAGATGTATCGAAAATAGGGCTTTAATTGTAATAAATTTACAGTTTGTATTGACAGCTTGTACCAATAAGGAATATAATGGAATTAATAAAACATTTAGCGTATTCTAGTTATTCCATACTGTCAATTTTATTCAATATACCCATTTTAATCTAATAAGCCATAATATAGATTATTCCCCTATATTATGGCTTGTCTTGAAAAAAATGAAAGTTTTGGGATGGGAAAATGTATACTAAAAAGGTATAGTTTTAAAATAGGAAAAAAGGCAACTTTTAACAAGATGCCTTTACTATGTTTAATCCACTAATTACCATACCATTTTTTAGTTTATATGATATATTACCTATTATTTTCCTCTTTTGGTTGTTAGTTGATAGGGCCTCTATAATTAATTCGCTTATGGTAGAGTTTTCTATTCCTATATCTAATAATTTCCTAGTATAGCGTTCTACTTCAATATTGGCAAATCTTTCAAGCCTAGTATTTTCTTTAAAATTTTGATAATAAGATTCCCTTACATATCCAATTAAATTTATGGAGCTATTACATATTGTTACCAAGTTATTTTTATCCATTATTATTCCTCCAGTATTACCATTAGTTGGTTGTTATATCCATTTAGAAATGTTAGTAATTCTTGGATAGAATCACAATTTAAACCATTCATACCTTGGCAAAACATACCATAATTAAAACTACTCCATTGGTAGTTAATGGAATGGTATAAATCGTCAAAGCTGGTTTTATCATACTTACATAATAAAATATGGTTAGAATCTAATTCTATTAAATCTTGGATAGAATCCCTAATATTGGTTACTAGGGATTCTATTTTTTGGTATATGCTAGGCATTGGAAAACACCTCCTAATACACCTTATTTAATTCACTACCATTTATTTCAAATCCATTTCTAAAATATATGGTAGTATCTGCCATTATATCTGATATGCCATAATTTGGTTTGTTGGTAGCTTTATACATTATATCGTTTTGAGTTCTGAAAGTAATTCCAATATCATCCAGCAATCTAAATTGGAATAATATAGATTTGTGGCTTTTTTCTGCCTCTTCAATATCATTTTGTTTATCTGCCATTTTCTTATTTCTAAGCCAGAATATTAAGGCCCTTAGATTAATTCTGGCAGATATTAAAATATTTTTTTCCATTAGTTGTTACCTCCAATAGTTGTTAGTAATTCAATGGTATTATTAAACATTTCTTTAGCTCCATCTTGGGCCATAATTACAGTTGCCACTATTTGGTTTTTGAAAGGTATCTTTTCTCTTATGTCAGTATTTTCCTTGGAGTAAGCATCCCCAATAGCCTCCATATAAGGAGTTCCAATAGCTACCATATATGCAGTTCCAATATCTGACTTTTCCTCTTCCTTCCACATAGTTTCTAACAATTCACAATTTGCATCGGAAGGATTTTCCAGTAAATATACATCTGATTCTAAGTTGTTTATTACCTTTTGTTGGAATTGGTTATTATTGGCTTGTACCACATTAACCCCTAAACTTACAATTAAACCCATTGTTATTATTCCATTTATTAACTTCTTTTTCATCTTTTGTTTTCCTCCGTTTTCCTCTTCTTAGTTGGTAGCTCCTTGCTACAAATATATACTAACATAATAATTAATGTACTTCAATAGTAATTTATATATTTGTTTATATGTAATTTATGGTAAAGCTCTTTTTATTATATATATAAGGAAGGTATTTTTTTACCACAATTTACATACCTAAATAATAATAAATGTACTTGTATTATAATTGCATCCGTGCTATATTATTAATGTAGTCAACAACGACTACCAACTCAAAAAGATTCTAACAAACTGTCAAATCTATTTTAGCTAGGCTAATAGCTTAATAGAACCTTGTCTAGTGAAAATGTAGTGTAGTTCTTTGAAAACTAAATAGAAACGATTGTAGAGCGTTTTAGAGCGTTTTAGAAGGTATGTAGTATAAATGTATTTTACTACTTATCAGCGTTAACAAATTCAATCTTGAACCATATTCTTGTACTATTGGGCCACTCTTTTATATACTCGTCTTTGAGTTTCTTATTATATCTTAATCCAATCTTTTTAATGTATTTGATAATGTTATAGCTGGTAAAAGATTCTAATGATTTAATATCATAGAAGTAATTGGCATATTCTAGGTACTTATACTTGTTATATCCAAGCTCACCAATGCTTACTATTATTCCCTTATTAGCCATCTGTATTGCCAAATCTAGGCAATTACCAATATTGTAAAACCCATCCAAATCTATCAAATCGAAACTTTCATTTTCTGTAAATAACTTACATAACAATTTAAGGGAATCTAAATTGTAATTCGCTGGTATATTTGGGTTTAAATCATTTGTAATTACTCTTTTTGCTTTATTTGTATAATATTGCTTTGTACCACAATACAAATCTAATACGCTGGATGGTTTTATAATTTCTAGAAATAACTGGTTGATGTAGTATTTTTCTTCGTAGTTGCCATTAAATAGATTGTTTGTCTTTAATAGGCTTTCAAGTTTGGCCTCTACGCTGCCTATAGTTCTACTAACGCTTTCAGCTATATCGCTGGTACTACAACCCTTTATTAACATATTCTTGCACCATTGTATTTCATTGGTGCTCCATCGTCTTGAACCATCTGCACATTGTTTACACTTGTACTCGTTGGGCATATACTCTATCATTGTTACTATCTCCCTTCTATGGATGATACTGCTATGCTATGCAGTATATGGTAGTGGTGCTATATGACAGTATATGGTATGGTATGTATGGTGCTATATGGTGGTGTATGGTGTATATGGTATATATGTCAACACTATCCATTCTTACAAGGGCCCTACTACAAAGGAATATACTGGAGTATACCCCAATATTTGTAAGGAAGTATTTTCCTCAAAATTATAAGAAAAAAAGGCAGTTAATTCCCCCCTACCTCCCCCCACACCATTCTCAAAAAATAACATTAGACAAGCCACCCATAATCCATCAGTAACCAAATAAGCATAGTTCACCAATAAGTTACTACCATTGCAATTTATAAAAAATAAATTTATATATAAGACAAGCTATACACCAATACCAAACACCCACTTAACAATAAACCAAATAATCAAAACAATAAGAAAAATAATCCAAGCATCACTTCTCATATATCCTCCAATACCATTAAAATAATCATTCCAGCTATAAAAAAAGCCATAATCAATCCAAATATAATCAAATAATCACTCCTTTACTGTATATAAGATATATATTGTAAAAATATAAAAACTATAGTATTAATTGGTACAAGCCTTTACTAGATTTACTTATAACTTACTCAAAACCATTATTTCAACCATAAGTAATCTAAGAAATTAATATAGTGTTTTAATTTATCATCACACATAGCATCTAAGTTAGCAGCATCTATGCCAAACCAATCCTCTGATTGTCTAATAAATTCTCTATAAGTTTGAGTATTAGTTGCCTCTTCTTCACAATCACAAATTCTTTTATCTAAACTAGCTTTATTCATTTGAACCCTCTTTCCTTTAAATAATTAAAAGGTAGAATTTAATCCCACCTTTATTCTAAACTTCCCTAAATATTTTCTTTTTTAATTTCTTCTCTATTCTAGAAACATAGCTCTGGCTTATCCCTAGCTCCTTGGCTATTTGTTTTTGGGTATAACTTAGTGATAACAAGTGTAATATATCTTTATCTCTGGCATTGGTAATTTCATTCATCCTAGCATTAATTACTATTCTAGTTATTATATCTTCTTCAAACTCTCCAGAAGGTACTAAATTCTCTACTATAAATTCATTACCACTTTCATCTATTTTTAAAATTTCTGATAGTGATATGGTTTTAGTGTATCTCTTAGCTTGTCTTATCATCATCAATACTTCATTATCCATACACTTTGTAGCAAATGTAGCAAACTTAATTTTCTTCTCTGGATCAAAGTGTGTTACTGATTTAAGCAACCCAAATAAACAACTTGATTCAATTTCGCTTTCTTCATATTTTCCATCTAACTGTTTTATCCACTTTAGTTTTATAAAGTAAGCTAATTTAATATTATCGTTTATCATTTCTTCTTGCTCTTTAGTTATTGATATACCACTAGAATTATACATATATATCATTACTCCTTTCTAAAAAATAAAGGCATAAGGAATAAAACTATTCCCTATGCCTTATTTTATTTATCATTAATTCCCTCTTTAACATTCTTATAGGAGCTATTTAAGCCTACGGCAGCTAATCCTAAGTTTAACCCATATAACACACCTTTTAGTTTGTTATCTGGGGCCATATAAATAATCCCTATAACTATCCCATATATTAATGATACTATAGGTAGGTATTTTTTTGGACACCCAATCGTATCAGAAATTTTTACAAGAGCTATTATAATAGGCAATAAAGCTACACCATATACCTCATTCATCATTTAACCACCCTTTTAATTATTACTTCATTTGCACCACCTTGTATATTTCTGTTAACTTCATCTAATATGTTACCTATCATCTTATAAGCTCCAACTTGTTTTCCATCCCTTATAACCTCATATATAATCTCTCCTGTTGCTGGAGCTGGTATTGTTGGTTCACTCTTATATGTTAACCCTAACTGCTCTACTATTGATTTAGCTATGTCTATGGCTATATTTTCAAACTTGGCATCAAACACATTATTATCTTGGGTATTATCAATGAATCCAACTTCTATTAGTATTGCACTACAATTTGTATATTCTAAAACATAGTATATTGCAGTTTTGCATCCTCTATCATAGAAATAATTTTTCAATCTTCCTTGAACTCTTTCTGAAAGCTCTCTTCCTTTTCCTGTTGTTGATAAGGAATAAGTTTCAACTCCGTGTGCTGATTCTGGATGGAAAGCATTTCTATGAATTGATACAAAGTAGTCATACTTTCCACTATGCTCTATTGCTACTCTTTGTTCTAGGGATACAAATGTATCTGTATCCCTAGTCATATCAGTATGTATGTTATGTCTATTTAAATGGTATTTAATTCTATTAGCTAATCTTAGAGTATCGTTACTTTCTTCTCTGCCTTTATATGTTGCTCCTGGATCAGAACCACCGTGCCCAGCATCAATTAATATTGAGCTCATAGTAACACCTCCTAATTCCCAGATTCATACCATAGATAAGTTAATGTAACTAAACTTGTTTGTGCCCCAGTATTTGTCATTTTAAGAACGTATTTTGTACTAGGTTTCAATATAAATTCAGATATTCCAGAACTTAAACCACCAGAACCTTTAGGCCCTCCACCTGTTGATATTTGGGCAATTAATAATTTAGTTCCACCACTTACACCTGTTGGATTAGTATATAATTGCCAACTAGGTGTTTTCGCTGAACGTCTATCTAGGTTATATATGGTGGGTGGAGTTGTTCCATCCGTTATAGTTGGGGCCTCAAATAATTCTACTGTTATTGGGCCACCACCATTAGCAGTTAAATCTCTTGATATTAGATGTATTAGTTTATTGGATGGAGTTGTAGATTGCATATAAGCTACTCCAGAAGATGCTATTGAATATTGATTAGATGCTGAATACATTTGCCCAGAAAGCATGAAATTTAACCAATATGGTGTTTGCCTAATTATTTGACTAGAAATTGTTTCCATTTACTTCACCTCTATAACTTTAATAAAATTACTGCCTTCTTCTATTCTTGCATAGAATCTTGTTGGTTCACCTACTGGATTAGATTCAATCCCTAAAATAACAGTTTCACCAGAATAAATAGTTATATTACTTTCTAAACTTGCAGAAAAAGATGGTATTTTATTAACAAAAATTATATTGCTACTATCATTTACAATATAAATTAGTTTTCTTCCTGCTAAAATTGTAGTTCCAACTTTTACCTCAACTGGCGTAGTTGACAAATTCAATTGCCCTACTAAAAAATCATTAATAATGGATTCTGAATTTCTATGATGTTGATGCCCAACTGCCATAATAACAATCCTCCTTTTTAATTACTTTCTAATTTTTTTATTCTATCTTCCAATGCTTTAATTTGGTTTTCTAATTCCTGTTCTGGTGGTATATAATCTATATATTGAGGTGGTTTTTCTATAAAAACTAAATCAACATCATTTTTTTGTATAATCTCTATTTCATCTTTTTTGCTTATATCAAATTTGTATTCGTGTTCTCTATGCTTTTCAAAAAAATATTTATGTGCATCATCTGTCATTGGTATACAATTTTCATCTATTATCACTCTATGTTGTGGAATTTCATCATCAAAAAAACCTTGAAATTCTCCATCTCTATCAACTTTTAAATAAATCAAAATTAATCCTCCTTAATAGCCTATAACCCAGTACATACAATATTGGTAATATGTTTGGTTGGTTTGAACACATTGTATTGCTATGCCTGTTAGGTATTCCATTATAATTGGATTCCAGTTTTGATCTGAACCGGTTTTTATAGGAGAAACCACGCCATTGTATGCTTTATGAGGAAATCCAGTTGGGAAATAATGAACTGTTCTTCCATTTGGAGGAATTGAAAAGCATCCATATTTTATCAACATACCGTTTGGCATATAATATGTTCCTTCTGCCACATCACCGAATCCAGTCCAATATGAACTATTAGAAAAATAGAAATTACTGTCTATAACCATTCTGTTAAATTTGTAACCGTGGCTATATATATTCTCTTGCTGGAATATTATTGGTTTATCGAATGGCACTCCTTGAACTCCATCGCATAAACATTTTAAACTTGGAGTTCCACTATTTGGTTTTAAATTAATTTTAAATCCGTGAGCATCGGCAACTGTATAACCTCCAGTATAAGTCAATGTGCTTAAATCAAATGACGATGAAAACCTCTTCCATTGTAAATTTTGGCCACTTGTAATAGTTACTGTTGCACTTGGAGCAGTTGCTATAATGCCACCATCAAACTTAATAATTTCTATAGACATTTCTAAAGTTCCACTTGAAGTAGTGCCAGTATATGCAGAACCAAAAGCAGAAAATGTATATTTATAACCAAACTGTGATGCAGTTATATAGGCATAAGTTTGAAATAAGCTATTAGGGCCTATAACAGATGCCATATTACCGAATACTGGCCTTTTACCGAATCCAGCTCCAGCTTGTGGATAATATACTCTTGCATCACTTCCAGAATATAACCATTTACTATAAGTAACCTTAACATCAAAATCGGTGTAGTTTCTTGTAGATTCATCAACTTCTGTTAGTTCAAAAGAACCATCATCTATTAAATTGTTTTGCCCTCTTAAATAGTTAATAACATTGAATTGATCTTTAAGTTTAAAGTTACCATCGTTGACAGTAACTCCACTCCAATCCATTATTGTGTTCCAAGTTGCTCCATTATCTTCTGTAAAAGCTATTCCATAGTTTGTACCATCGTACTTCCCTATTCTTATTTGCTTATTAGAATCCGATGGATTTATTACATAGATATTTGTTCCATTCCAGTAAAACTTTGTATCACCTTGAACAGTTACCAGATTAGCATTTAATGTACCTGTGTTTACTTCATTTGCAGTTACTCCATCGCCTGTCATAAATGTTCTAAAAACAAATTCTCCACTCACTTTAGTATTAGATATTGCTACTATTCCACCCTTAATCCTTACTGCTTTAGTAGCTGCTGCTTTAGTCGGTTGATCATAAACTATAAGCCCATCTGTATCTGTTATAAATACATAACCACCAGCACTATAAATCTCATTATTGAGTACATTTATAATCCCTTCTAAGGCAGATGTAGGCACTCCTGTTGCCTCACTAAACTTATCATCCCAACTGCCTTTATAATTGCTTATTAAGTCAGCAGTATCTCTAGTTTGGAATGATTCATCTGTAAGAACTGGCATATAGTTACCTAATACTATTTCAGTTTTTATTGGTTCTCTTATATACCTTTTCATTTCTATGACTCTAGCAGAAACTTTTAAAGCTGGTTTAAATTCAGTATCTATAACATAAACTGTATCTCCCAGCCTAACTGCCTCATTACTAAGCCCAGAAATCTGTTCTAAGTCTAAAATATTCATTTCATAATTAATTAATGGATGGTTTACGGTTTGAAGATAATCCCAAGTTTTTTGTAATAAATTACTTGCATCACTTTCATCTGTAATTTCAAAAATTCCAAATCTATTTCTAGTTCCCCCAACTCTCCCATATAAAGCTAATGCAGCAGTATCTACTACATAAAGTTGGCCGTTTGGCTTATTAGCTGGATTTGTTGGATAAGTCCAAGTTACTCCAGAAAAATCTAATCTCAATATACTTCCATCTGTTTGTTCTGTGGATTTTCCATAACCATACATAGCAGTTTTTACACTACTCATATCAACTGTTCTTTTAATATTCTGAATATCTTCACTATAAGTAAATATTTTTCCAGTATCGTTCCCTCTTCTTAACAATATATCAACATACCTGTGGATAATTGTGTTATTAGATAGAATTATTCTTACATTTAATTCTCCATTAAATATACTTAACACGTGCTGCAATCCATATAGGGCCGTGTTCCTATCAACCGAAAAATCGTGGGTTCCAGTTACAGTTATACTTCCTACTTCCCATCTAGTATTAGTTAAAACTGCCGTTAATGCTAATGTTGCAGTAGTTGCAGTTTGGCTTATTGAAGTTATAAAATCATCATTTAATTCATAATAAACATTTTCACAATATACTGATTTTAATAATGTATTGCTATGTTCTTCTTCAATTCTGATAATATCAAACATTTGAAAATTGCCATCTAAATCTTTAAAACCTATATAATTTCCTTCTATTATTCCCTCTGATTCTGCTAGATGTGCTGCTATTCTAAATTCAAATATATTTCTTTGGTTTACTTCTTCTGTGTGAACTGCTCCAAAATATACTTCATCCTGTCTTTCATCATCCAAAATATTAATTACCTGTTCTGAACTATCAAAAACATATAACATTATAACCACCTCGGTATATAGGAAATAGCAGTATCAGTTACTCCATCTGGAGTTATCTTTAAAATGTTATCTCCAGAATTTAAGTAGAAAAATATACTATTAATATCTAAGTAAGATTTTGCATTAACCCCATTAACAGTAATTTCTTTGGTATCGAAATTAATTATAAGAATATCTCCAGCAACAAAACTTTTTACTATCCTTACATATTCACCAGATAATTTTTCTATTTTAAGCTCGGATGCCGTAGTTGTGAATACTGCATTTAAAATTATCCTACTTGCTGCTGATCCACTTCTTGTTAGGCACGAATTTACTAATGTATTATCCCAAGATGATTTATAAGTTGTCTTAGAATCTAATGGTAAAGGATTTTCTTTTATTGTTGCTATGCTTGTAGTAATTTCAGAATCTAATCTTTCTGAATTAGAGATTCTTAAATCATCAATCAAAATATTTGCAAAATAATCTCCACCAGTTAGGTTAGTTCCTAACACTAAGTTTGGATAGCTTGTAAAAGCTAATGATGCTATTGTTGTGCTGGAATTTGCTGAATATGTTTTATTATTTGTAAAATCGTAAATATCCAATTTTATATTTCCAGCTAGATACCATCTACAAGCTATATAATAATAATTATCTTCCACACTTGCCTCATCCATATCTATGCTTAAATCTAAAGTTTCTGCACTTGCCCCTCTTGATATTCTGAATATGAATCTTCTTAATCCATTGGTAAATCCTGTTCCGTGCAATAGTATCATTCTATCTAGGGTAATAGGGCTTGAATATGAACCCCTTTCAAATATTGCTCCAGATGTAGAAACTCCAGCTAATCTCTTAAATAAAATTTCTATTGTTCCTTCCTTCCCATTGAAAACATTAGTCGATACTATATATAAATCTTCATCATTTCTGGCTACTGCTCCCATTTGCCAAGAAGTTCTATAAGCTCTTTTTTCTATTTGTAAACAATCTATATAAAAATCTGCCGTTTGTTGTGAATTAGTAATAACTGCACATTTAGCGTTAACACAATCTGCTCCAGTTGTTACTGATACTGATTTAATAACTACTGTATTGCTTAATACTATTGATGCTGAATCAGTATGTCTTAGCTCACTACCACCAGAATTAAGTTCATATAGCCTTAAAATTACTGTTCCACTTCCTTTTATATAAGTAGAGAAAGTTGTTCCAAATGCTCCACCAATAGAAACATTACCAATTTCTACTCCTTCATAAGCTGCATCCCTATTTGTTTTTACTCTTAAACTTGCTTTCCCATTAACTGCCCAAAAGTAATTTTTTGATATTGTAGAACCAACTGCCGTAAATCCTGTTGTATCTGTTTCTACAGAGCTTTGATTAGCAGTAAATAAATTAGTTGTTCCTACTTCAACTAAAACTCCCTTGGTGTATTTAGAGGTGGAATATCTAGCTACATTGTTAGAATATAAAACCCCATCTACATAGGCATTTGTGGCCCTAGTAAATGAGGCATCATTTCTAACATAATTAATATTTTCACTATTAATAGAATAAGCGTAGGAATCTGGAATCATAAATCTTAAAGTACCTTTAGAATAGTGTCTTATTTGATCCAACTCTGTACTTTCTGTTAATACTGCCCAATAGTAAATATTTGGTTCATCATCAAGTATTAGTTGTTTTAATCCATCATCTGGTTTAATAAAATTTGCAATATCTCTTATATCACTTCTATGTAGCTCTAAAGTGGATGAATTTAGTGTAATATCAATCTTAATATAACTTTCTGAATAATTACTTTTATAATATATTAAACCTCTTCTATTTGCCACTTCAACGGTTTCAGTTTTTATGGAAGGTAATACTGTTCTTTTTACATTTGTAACATTGATACCATACAAATCACTTCTAATTCCATTTAAAGAAAAACTAAATGCCATCTATATACTACCTCCCTTTTGCTCTTAGGTTTGCTTGTTGCAATTTGAATAGCTCTTGTGCGATTTTATATATGTCAGCATCTTCTCTTACAACTAGAGAACCTATATTAAAATTATTTTGCTCTAATGGTGTTTCATTCATAAATCCATAATCTACCCCAACAGTACCATAATTTGCACCAGCTATATCTAATGCTGGAGCTTTCAAAGTATTTAAAGCTGCTTGATATTTTGGAACTACAGTTTTTATATTTTTCAATGTATCAGTTGCACTTGCTGAAATACTCATAAATGCCTGTTCTATGTAAGATGGAGAGTGCATCCCCATACCAACCTTAAATCCTTGCCATACGCTATCTCCAAGACTTTTTGCTCTACTCCATAAATAGCTTGTAAAGTTTGAAATATTTTTTCCTATATTAGACAAAGCGTTGTATACAGAATCTGGCAAACTATTAAACCAATTTGCTATTCCATTATACATATTACGCCCTATTTGGCTTGCTTTATTTACCAAATCATTTTGCCAAGCAGAAGTATTTCTTGACATACTGCTAAAATAATTAGATACCATAGAAGGTAATTTCCCTAACCAAGTTACAAAATTCCAAAACATAGTTGTTAATGCCGTTGCGATTGCCCATTTCATATTATCCATCCAAGCACTAACATTTTTATACATATTGGAAAAATAAGTAGAAATTTGCCCAGGGATTTTAGAAAGCCACGCTACGAAATCAGAACCCATTTTAGTAGTAGAATTATTAATTTCAGTTTTTGTTTTTGACATCCAATCTGATACAGATTTATACATTGAAGATAAAGCATTACCTATATTTTCTGGCAACTTCATAAAGAAACCTATTATGTTTAATACTCCTTCTATTACAATTCTAGTTGCAACACCTAACCCAACACCAAAATAGTAAGCAAATTTATTTGGTAGTTCAGATAAATAATCACTTATTTTAGCTGGTAACTGTGCAAACCAAGCCATTAGATTATTAAACCATTGAGGTATTGAAACTGTAAAAAAGTTGACTACTAATCCCCAATAATATAAAGCTCCATTATATAAATAACTCCAGAAATTATTCCATCCTTGTGTAACCCAAGCCCACCAATTTGAAAAAGCAGTTTGTATCTCTCCAGCTCTAGTAATGGTATCTGTTTTTATTCGATTCCATCCATCGCTAAAAAATTTTCCTATTGCTGCAATAGCAGCTCCAACCTTTTCTTTTATTTCATCCCAATTTGAAACAAGAAACCAACCAACGGCAACTAAAGCCATTATAGCTATAATTGCTAATCCAACTGGTGAAGTTATTAAAGTACCTATAGCTCCCCAATTTTTAATTACTTTATTTACTCCAGCTATAACCTTTAATAATCCAGCAAACATCATTATCAATGGCCCTATTACTGCTATTGCTCCTAAAATTACTGTTATAAAAATCTTTTGCCTTTCTGTTAATCCATTCAAAGTATTAGTAATTTTAGTCATAGCATTAGCAGCAGCTTGAATAAATGGTAAAAGCAAATTTCCTATAGATATACTTAATTTTTCATATGCAACTTTTAATCTAGTTAAACTACCATTTAATGTATCTGCTTTTTTAGTTGCTATATCTTGGGCAGTAATATTCCCCATAGCTGCCTGCATATCCGTTACACCTTTAGTTCCTTCTTTATATAACACATTAGCAGCTCTGATAGCATCACTTCCAAACATAGTTTGTAAAGTTGCCTGTCTTTGTTGATCTGTCATACCAGCTAAAGAATTTTGTAATATTCCAGATATACTAGCTAAATCTTTTACTTTCCCAGCAGCATCATAAAATTTGTTTGTTCCATCAGCAGTAATTATTCCCAAATCTTCAAATGCCTGTCTTTGAGCTTTAGTTTGTGGTTGCAATCTTGCAAACATTGTTTTCAATGAAGTACCAGCATCGGAGCCTCTAATACCATTCTGGGCCATTACTGCTAATCCAGTAGCAACATCTTTGAATGACATACCAACACCAGATGCAACGGCAGAAACTTGTTGTAAGCTCATACTCATTTGATCTACAGAAGTAGCCGAGGCATTTGCAGCCCCAACTAAAATATCAGCAGCATTTGTGGCACTTAATCCATCATTTTTAAATGAATTTAGGGCCGTACTTACTAAAATTGCAGCTTTTTCTAAACTTAAACTTTCAGCTTTAGCTAGATTTAATGTTCCAGATAACCCATCTTTACCCATTACATCATTTAATGATAAACCAGCTTTTATTAATTCTTCCATAGCGTTTGCAGTTTGAGTTGGTGTGAATGAATCACTTGCCGTCATAGCTGCTTTTTCAAGTTGTTTCATTTCTTCTGCCGTAGCGTTAGAAACTGCTCCAACATTTGCCATAGCTTGTTCAAACTCTGCTGCATTTTTGGCAGCAAAACCACCAAAAGCTATTATTGGTAAAGTTAAATATTTTGTAAGATTAGCTCCTACTGACATTATATTCTTGGCAGTTTTATCCATAGTTTTTGTTACTTGCCCAAGTTTCTTGTCGAAGTCAGTTATATCAGCACCTATTTTAACTAATAATTGATAATTAGCCACTTATTAAATTCACCTCTTTTTATGTGAATTTTTATCTTCTTCTTTTAGCTTTAGATTTTCTTTCCATTTCCTTCTGGTTTTTTTCTTCTTCTTTCACCTTAATATTAAAATAAGCTATCCAGTACATAAGTTCTTCTGAATCCAAAGATTCTAACAAGTCACGTACCGTATAGCCTAATTCACTAGCTAAGAAAAAATAAAACTTCATCTCTTGATTATTAATTAGTTTTTTTCAGCTTTGCTAACCGATTCACTTTCTAATCCAGATAATTTGATAGCAACATTAAATATCCTATCTAGTGCTCCACTAGATTTTTTCAATATTTCTTCTCTATCACTTTCATCGAAAATTCTTTCTCCTGTTTCTACATCATATGTAGATAAAATAATTAAATCTGGTATCATCCCATTAACATCCATAGTTTTTGTAAAAGTATTAAAGTTATTTTGTATTATCTTAGCTCTATCTTTGCCACTAATTGAACGTACTTCAACTGTAACATCCCATTCTGGGATTTCTACTAATTGTTTTTTGGAATCAGAAGAATTTAATATTTTTTCTCTTAAACCCATTTATAAAATCATCCTTTCTAATTTAGGTAACACATCTATAATCAGCATCGTTTGTACCTTCACAATCAATGCTGGAATCTACAAGAGCATCAGCAGAACTTGAATCTTCAACTCCAGATACCAAACACCACGCTCTAAAATCAAAACTCAAAGCATTATCAGAATATATATCAACCATAAAGTAAGGAGCTGCTATTAAAGCACCTTCTAGGCTTGGAGAATTAGATGTATACCTATTAAAACTAAAAGATACATCTAATAGCCCTCTTTGTTTAGATGTATACCCATTGTTTTGGTAAAATTCTGTATTATCTAAAATATCTGCTGATATTGAAAATGTAAATTCGTGTATGGCAGTTTGTGTAAGTAGTGTCAAATACTTTCCAGATACAGTTATAGTTCTTGATGTAGCAGTACCAAATGTTATTGTTCCTGTTAATCTATTAACTGTATAACTTTCTACTGTTGGAGTTCCACCATCTTTAACTACTACTGTGTAAAATGGATCCCAGATAGCTTTGCTAGTATTAGTTATTGTGTAGTTTTTAGAATCTGTAGTAGTGGTTGCCTCGTCAGTAAAAGTTGTTGGAGCATCATTATTAAAAATCTTTATCAAAGCGTTTTTACCAGCTTTGGCCAATAAAATCACCTCCCATAAAAAATGATTTATATTAACTAAACTGTAGTAATAGCTCCTGTTCCATCTAAATCTATACTTAAATCATTTGTTCCATCTACACTTGCACTTAATTCAAAAGAAGATACTTTAACTTCTTGCTGAAAACCTGTGGTTCCATCTGGTAGGAATTGAACATATAAAGCAGTATCATTTAATAAAGCTGATTTTATAACTACTTGCCCATTAGTATCATCGGATTTATAGAATCCACCTAGCGAATAAGTACAATCTTTTAAGCCTTGCAATCTATTAATATAATCTTGCCCAAATGTAGTTATGTCTTGGTTATCTCCAGATAAGCTCATTGTAGCATCATTTAAATCTGCCACTAAATTAAAAGTTGTTCCATTTGTTGAAACTTTAATTCTTAAATTTTTTCCAGCAGTTGCCATTAAAAATCACTCTCCTGTGAAGTTATTCATAAATATTCTCTACTTCTATACCATCAATAAACTTTTTCCCACATTTCTTACATTTCCACTTTTCTCTATCATCACCCATAGTATTTAGACTAAATCTATATTGCTCTGGATGGTTACATTGTTGTTCTTCTTTTTCAATTTCTAAAGTATTTTCTAGGGTTGCTATTATAGAATCTATTTGAAGTCTAAGGGCCAGTAATTGCCCATATATAATCTCATTTTGTTTCATTCTAACTCTCCTGTACCATAATTCTATATTGAGCTATTAATTGAAAGCTATATCCATCGTTATCTCTTAGTGTTTGTGCAGTATCGAATCTGCAATATACTGTGTTATATCCTGTTACTGATAGAGTTTGATAATCCAATAATTGGTTAACTCTTTCCAATATGTCATAGCATTGTGCAAACCCATCATACTCACTCCAAATATGCAAAGTAAATAAAGTATTTCTTCCACTCTTATCAAATGTATTAAAATTTGTTTCTAAAACATCACCCATTACTATATATGGAGTATTTATATTAGTTGGTACATCATCATATAGCCCTGTTATTATAGCCATTAGTTGAGTATCAGAAGTAAGTTTCGTATAAATAGCCTGTTGGATTTTTTTCATACTGGTTCCACTCATTAAAACTCACTCCCCATTTTATTGTAAATTTTATATATATCTGCTATAAAAGGTGCTTTTTGCATTTCAAATGCTGGAATTAAGAAGGGTTGTGGTTTAGTTCCTCTTCTTTGAATGGCTTTTGATAAGACATATTCCTTGCCAGTCATACCGTGTCTTTCTGCCCATTCTTTCAAAGCAGAAGTAGGTGGAGCAGCATTGCCAGCTCCTTTAAACTGTGATGCTAAATCCTCATACCCAGAAGGTATTCTTATACCTCTTCTAGTTCCAAACTCAATATATGCAGAATGTTCAGCTCCAGCATATATAATCCCTGTGAATCCATCATTTACAAATCTGGTAGCTATAGATTTTATCAATTTTCCAGTATCTTTTGCTGCCTTGGCCTTTGCATTATCTCTAATATTATTTGAATTTCTTTCAATAACTGTTCTCACTTTATCGTGTGAAAATGTTATAAATTTGTCTATATCCATTCTAAACTCATTTACATTAGTTACTTGGATTGTTATTTTAGTTTCCATATAATCACCTATTGAATTTCTTCACAATGAATCTCGTAATGATGATTAGCCTCGCTTGGTTCCTTTAGAGCTATTACCCTAAGAACTTTTCCCTCTCCCTCAATCTTATCATCCCTTAATATATTGGAACTGCAAACTGTATATAAGATGTGAGTATTGAATGAGCGAAATTTTCCTATATTAACTGGCTCTCTAGGCAAAAACATTGGATCAAGTTTACCCTTAATTGTTCCTATGGTTGTATAGGATAGTGTATATCCTCCTAAACCATCTGGAGTTTTAACTTTACGTTTTACTGTAAATGTGCTCCATAATAAATCTGTAAAATTCTTATCAAGATTCAGAATCATAAATATCACCTTCATTAGTCATCATATCTACTTTAAATTTAGGTTGTACTAAATCTGTATCTTGTTCGCTTGTATCAATTTCGGTTTGAGAAATCCCACCAGCATAAGGTATAGCAATAATCCCAGCATTGTTCTTGGATGAATTTCTTAATTGATTAGCAAGTGTAAAAAATCCACTAGCTAATTTATTATAAGAAACTGTATAATCTCCAAGCCTTACATCTGTCTTTCTGGAGAATTTAGCTCCAATACTATCAGCTACATTTGCTGCTGCTAATCTGGTGTTTGGTTGTTCAGCTAGAGCATAATTTATTTCTTCATCTTGCACTAGCTGCTCTGTAGTATCTGTATCTCCAACTAAAAATCTGACTTCATCTTTTGCACTTGTGGAAGGATTCCCAGAATAGCTCCAAGTCATTCTTCTATCACCTTCACTCTTCTTAGATTTAATAAGAACGTTTGTGTTCTATCTCTCAATTCAGTAAAATTCTCTACCTCTTCGCCTATGTTAATTACTTTTCCGTTTATCTCTAATCTTGCATTTGCAATATATTTTTTTTTCTTTGGTTCAACCTTTATTTCTTCTTTTATCTCTTTTATTTCCTCTTTTATATCTTCTTTTCTAATTTCATTCTTAGCCATAAATCCTCCAAAAAAGAAAGATAACCAGCATTTTTTAATTCTGCTGGTTATCATATTAATTAAGCTATTGCAGATGTAAAATATACGCCTAAGTCGCTACATACTAACTTGCTATCAAAAGCCATAGTACCTTCAACTCTATCTGCCTCTACTTCTTCCATTCTAAATCTCTTGATTCTATTACCAGCAGCTCCAGCTCCTAGATAACCTTGCCAAGAGAAAGTATAACCAGCACTTGGTTTCATTAATGATGCTGCTGGATTTACATACATTAATAATGCTCCTTTGCCATACATAAATGAATAAGCAGCAGTAGCACCTTCTGCCGATGTATTTTCTGTTCCATAAGGAATATAAACGTTATCAACTTCAAATAGGCCAGCTAATATATCAGTTGTAACTACACCTTTTTGAGTGTATTTAATTCTATCTAATACATCTGCGTGAGATTTTAAAGTATTGAAAACATAAGGAGATAAAACAAGTGTATTAGGTTTGTAACCTGTTTTTTCTGCCATTACAATTCCAGCTCCAGTTATATCTTCTATTGGAGTAGAATTAGTTTGATCCCATTGTAAGAATTGGTTAGTAGATGGGCCAGAAGAAACTCCTGTTAAATCTGTTCCCCATACAGTTGTTTTGAAATATGTGGAAGTCCAAATTTTTTCCCTCTTCATAAGTAATTGTTGAGTTACCCATTCTGTAGCATCCCTATCCATATTTAATACTGCATCTGCATTAGCTCTAATCATATCATCTATATCCTTATGAACGCTATAAGGATGGCAGAAATATGTAGGAGTATTATCTAATTTAAATCCTCCACCAGCAGATTGAGTACCTGGGGCCCTTTCTTGTGCCTCTATACGGAAGAAATCTTCTTTAGAGTACACATAGTATCTATTACTTTGTTGCTGAACTGGAATATTAGGGAATACTTTATCAGCTATAAAATTTTGAGCATTTTGTATATAAGCAATACTAATATTGGTTAATGGCACATTTACGTGTACAGAATTTAAAGATGGTTGTGGCATTTACGATACACCTCCTATATTATCCTAGAACTATTTCTAACACACCAGCACCTTCTGTAAAGGCAGTAACAGATGATGCCTCAACTGAAATACTATCTGTTGATGTGAAAGTATTGTTTGCAGTAATTGCTGTTGCATCTACTACTGCACCTAAAGGTGTGCAGTTTGCAGAAGTTAGAGAAAGCACTCCACCAGTTAAATTAGTTGTTCCAATTTCAAGATTCAATGTAGCTGCTTTCGATGCAGTTGTAACAGGAGTAGTAACTATAAATGAGAATTTAGTTATTGAACCAGCAAAACCAGCAATATAGTTTGTAACTACATCCATAGTTCCTGTGATATTAGCTAAAGTAACAGGGAATGATAATACAGATTTAGTATTAGTTCCTGTTGAAGTTTTAGTAACTAATGCAACTGAACGTATTTCATCAGTTGAACCACTTTCTAGGGCCAATGCAATAACTGGATTGGTTCCTGTTGCAGTAATTAATTTTCCACTAGCATCTGTCATAAGGTTAGCTCCAGCAGTAACACTAGCTCCATACTTAGCTTTAGATAATCCAAGCATACCTACTGTTGCCATTTGGCCAGAAGTTGGATCATTTTGTAGAATACCTACTGAATTTTCTGCTGCTCCACATAAAGCAGCTTTTCCGTTAGAATCTACTTTTACACAATAATATTGCTTAGCTGACAAATCAGCAGCAGCTACTAAAGATATTGATTGTATTAAAATTTCTGTTGCCATCTATTTCACCTCACCTAAGTATTCATTATAAAGTTCTGGATTATCTTCAAGCACCTTAGAAATAGCCTGTGCTTTTGACATACCTTCGCCTTTTTGAATTATTGAGTTTGCCATATTTTCAATCTTGGCCCACGCTGAACCAGCATCGCCAGTACCACTTGAACCATATTCTTTAAATACATCAGATTTTTTAACTACTTCATTTGCAGATTTTAATATTCCTAATACTTTTTCATATGCTGCATTATCAAATTCTGCAATACTCTTTAATACTTTTCCTAATTCTTCTGTTTCTGAATTTAAGCTATCAAATTCTTTAGCTTTTTCTACATATTCTTTAGTTATTTTTTCATCATTTATTTTCTTTAAAGATTCTTCAAGTGCTATATTTTTAGCAATCATTTCATCGTGCTCTTTCCATAAAGATTCAAGCATCGGTTTTACTTCTTCTGGAACTCCTTCTAAATCATAAGTACCATCAGATTTTTTAGTTGGTTTTTTAGTTTCACATTGTTTAGGCGCTGGATAACCATTTTTTTCTTTAGCTTTCTTTTCTGGCATCTTATAACCATATTTTTCTTTAGCTTTGCAAACATCTTCAAGAGAACTTATTATATTTGCTGGAACTTCTTCCTTATAAGCATTTAATACTTTTAAAGCCATTTTACAAGCACCAATAGCTTTATCAGATAAACCTTTAGCTTTTAATACTTCTTCTATTTCAGTTTCATTTTCCAATTCCATTTCAAGAATTGACTTTAGAATTTCTTCCATTTCAGAACCTCCTTCTGATTTAAGAATTAAAAATTTCTTCAAATTAGCTGCTTTTGGCACTAAACTAATTTCTATTGCCTCAAGGTTAGATAATTTATTCATTATTGAATCACCTCTCTAGTACCAAATCCACCTACTGAAAAGCCTGTATATTTGGAATTTTTAATATCATCCCACATTTTTTTATTGTTTATCTTTACTGAAACTATCCAAGTACCTCTTTTCACCTTTTGGCCTCCTAGTTCAAAATCAACAGGGGCCGTATAGCTTTCTATAAGCTCTGCTGGTGCTTTTTTCTTGTGTGAATCTCCTATTGTTCTTGAATGTGTTAAGAAATAATGAGCTGCTTTTTCTATTTCATCAGCAGTTATGGTATCATTTTGTGCATCAACTCCATCTGGCTCCAAAACTATTCCTGTCACTATTTGCTTTTCATCATCAGCTTTTGCTATGGAACAATAATATTCCTTTTGTACTTTTGCACTATCTATATTAATTAATTCTGGTTTTATTTTTGGAGATGCCCAAACCAGATATTTTTGCCCTTTACTTTTTAATTCTCTTATCACATCTTCTAATTTTCTGGATTCTGCATAAGGTGTTTGATCTTTGGGTTTATCAATAATCCATACTCTTTGGCCCTCTGCAACTGGAGCATATTCTAAAATAAATCTCCCTTTTAACTTCTTGCCATTGAGGAAAATTTCAATCATATGTTCTCTCCATACTCCAATTTGATAATCTCCAGAATCTTCTTCAAAGAACTTAGCATACTTGTTAGAAGTAGCTCCTACCCCCTCTGGTTCACTTATGTATGGCTTATTATTTGCTATTGTTAGCCATTCACTAGGTTGTGGTAGCTTAAAAGTACCTTGGAGGTTATCATCTTGTGGTAGAGCAATTAACCTATCCCCACCAGCTTTTTTGTTTTCTGCTGCCGTACCTG